ACCAGTAGAATAATTTCAACTTCTTCTGGAACAATTGCTGCAAACAGAATTGGTTCTAATTTAGAATTTTATACTCACCCTGATTCTGCTGTTGCTAGCACACAAAGAATGGTAATTAATTCTGAAGGAAACGTTACAATTAACGCCCCAGTGTCTGGCGATGCATTAACTGTTACCGCAGTTGCTGGATCACTAGCTGCTTCATTTGCTGGTAGTAATGCTGGAGGTGTTTCTGTTACTCAACCTAACGGCGGCGCTTCATCGTATCAAGCAGTACAAAGCTCAGTTGATGTGCAACCAGTATATTTTAACGCATTTAAAAACCGTGCTGGTGGTATTATAGTAGCTAACGACGTTATATATCAACTTACTGGATTTGGTTTTGCTGATGCTAATCGTGTAGCAGCTTTGCAACGTATTTTTTCTACAAATATTGGCGCAAATTATGTGTCAGGTGGGTTTGATTGGTGGACAACGTCTACAGCTGGCGCTACCAACCAACGTATGATTTTAGGTGCCGAAGGAAACGTTACAATAAACGCTCCTGTTTCAGGTATTGCGCTAAATATTGTTGCAGGTGGCGAAACAATCACGGCGGGTGATTTAACTATAACCAGCGGTAATGTTTATTTACCAAATACTACTTCAACGCCTATCGGTGTAGTTTTTCAAGGCGGTAATAGATTTATTCATTCATTTGGTGCTAGTGGTTGTACTTATATAGGTCAAAATGCTGGTTCAATTGCTGTAACTAATACAAGTAATAATACTACCGCAGTTGGTAACAGTGCTTTAACAAGTATTACAACAGGTAATGATAACGTAGCAGTTGGTAACAGTGCTTTAGCATTAGTCACAACAAGTAACAATAACGTTGCTATGGGTACCAGAGCTGCGTCTTATGTAACAGGTGATAATAACACTGCTATAGGTTTTGATGCATTGCGAGGATTTGCGCCAGGCAGTGCAAGTGGCATAAGAAATACAGCTGTAGGTTCAGTTGCTGGAATATCTAACAATACTGGAAGTGAAAACGTTTACATTGGTTTTTATGCTGGATTAACTACAACTGGTGGCTCTGAAAACGTAGTTGTAGGATCTCAAGCATTTGTTAATGCTAATGCCTCTCAAAACGTAGTAATTGGTTATCAAGCTGGCTTTGCAAGCACAGGATTCACGGCATGTACTGTTGTTGGTAAGTTTGCTCTCAACAACACCAACACTGGTTTATATAATTTAATGCTAGGCTATGGTTCTGGTACTAATTTTACTGGTGCTGAATCGTCTAACATTTGTTTGCATAGCGATGGCGTATTAGCTGATAGTAATACATTACGAATTGGTCAATCAACTGGTGCTGGTAATAGACAATTAAACAGAGCTTTTATTTGCGGTATAGACAATGTCAACGTAGGTTCCGTAGCTAAAGTGTTAACCATGGCTAGCGATCAAATTGGTACAGCTACAATTACAGCAGGTGCTGGTATTAGTGTAACTCCAGGAGCCAACACGATTACTATTGCAACCACCAACGGTGTTGCATGGACTGAAGTTACTGGTACATCACAAGCTATGGCCGTCGACAACGGATATATTGCAAGCAATGCTGGTTTAGTTACTTTAACTTTACCTGCGACAGCTGTGGTGGGTGACCGTATTCGTATTGCTGGTAAAGGTGCTGGTGGGTGGAGATGTGGTCAAAACGCTGGTCAAACAATTAACTTTGGTAACACAGCTACTACGGCTGGTGTTGCTGGATATATTGATAGCACTAACCAATACGATGCTTTAGAGTTATTATGTATAACCGCTAATACTACTTGGGTTGCTTTAAGTAGTGTTGGCAACTTAAACGTGGTGTAATATGCCAATAAGAAATTCAATAAATAATCAAAGCACAGGGTTTACTGTTAACGCGCCAACTAGTGGCACTGCTTTAACAGTCACTGGCGCAACAGGTTCATTTGCAGCTACCTTTACAGGTACGAATGCTGGTGGAATTAGCGTCGATCAATCTAACGGCGGTGCTGGCTCATATCAAGCAGTACAAAGCTCAGTTGATGTGCAACCAGTATATTTTAACGTGTTTAAAAATCGTGCGGGTGGTGATATCAATGCTGGCGATATTTTGATGCAACATAACGTTTTTGGCTATCGTGGCACAAATCAACTTGCTGCTTCTATGCGATGCTATGCTGAGACAGTGGGAGCTACAAGAGCATCAGGAGCATTTGACTGGTTTACAACAAGCACTGCTGGCGTTCTTGCCCAAAGATTGTATTTATCATCAGATGGAGCAGTTGTTATTAATACTCCAGCCGCGGCACAATCTGCGTTATTTGTTAATGGATTTGGTGCTGCTGGTACATATGGTGCACAGTTCTCGGCAATAGTGCCAGGGGCTTTATTTGATGGTATTAGAGTTATAAATCCTACAACTACAGCTGGTAGCTCTTGCCAACTTGAATGTAGTGTAAGTAGTCAAGCATTAAGCACTGGTGGAGATCCATATTTACGGTTTGTAAATTATGGTGTGAACGCTGTAAGTATTGGTTTAGACACCTCAACGCAACAATATGCTATGACAAGTGGATCAGGAGTTGGTGGTGCAAACAATTTTTTTACTTGGAGTATTGCAAACAACCAAATCAACATGCCATTACAATGTTCTTTTCATGCTTGGGTTAGCACAGCGCAGAATAATGTAACAGGTGATGGTGCTGTGCATCTTGTAATATTTCAAACTGAAAGATACGATGTTAGCTCATCATATAATAACGCAACTGGCGTGTTCACAGCACCAATAAGCGGTAAATATATGTTTACTAGTGAGGTAATATTTGAGGGTATAACTGCTGGAATGGTTTGGGGATCGCTTGGGTTCTGGGTAAATGGAGGAGCCTATGTTGGAGGTGTTGCTTATTTAAATTCTGTAAACTTTAGCGCTTTAGGAACTTTCTATAGTCACCCATGTACAGTAATAATGAGTTTAAATGCTGGTGATACGGTTCAAGTTAGAGTATTTATTAGTGGTGGGGCTAGAGTAGCTGACATAACAGTTCAAACAGCCAGTTTTTTTGCAGGACAACTATTATCTTAAAGGATAAATTATGAAATTTTTTGTAGACACCAAACAAGTATATGAACTTAATTCTACACAACAAAAAGTTATTCAAGACAATATTAAATCAGATGTTTTTGTATCTGATATGGAAAGACGTGTTAATTGGGTTATTAGCCATAAATACGATATGTGTTATGACGATTTAATTAAGCGGTGGTTACCAAAACTTAGAGATCGTTATGATTCATTACCAACCAGTAAAGATGCTCTTGCTGAACTTGTATTTGCTCAACCAGATTATAAACCTATTTGGGATGTTGAAACTTTAATTCCTGGAGTAGTTAATGAGCAATAGACTTGGCGGAAAACAAGGTACGGCGTATCTTGGTACTAATGCCCAACAACCACCTAATTGGAATTTTTATCCCCATGACCCGACCATTTACACATATCAAAACTTTAGCTTAGGTGACTTGTGGTTAAACACAGTTACCCAGCAAGCTTTTGTATTGGTTAGCTTGGAGAGAAATACGGTTACAAATGAATTTAATGCTATCTGGACTGACTTTACAGGTACTCCCGCTGGTGTTGTAGAATCATTGCAGGCAGCTGACGGAACTGTTGCTTTTCCAGTCAATGGTCAGATTGATTTTCCAAACACGGTAATAACTGGTAATACTAATTCAGTAACTAATATTTTAACATCTGCTCAGCCTAATAATGGCGGTAATTTTTTAATAAATCTAACGCCACAGATAAGTTTAAGAAATGATACTAACGGGGTAGATTCTATAACTTTAGAACAGATATCAGTTTCTGGTGGGGCTTGGAACTCAACTTTAAAGTTTTTACGTGCTAATGGAACTATAGCAGCTCCAACAGCTGTATCTAATAATTTTGGATTAGGTTCCTTAAGGTTTTTTGGTTATACAGGTAGTGGTTATACAGCAGCTCCCTCAGCGGGTATAAAAAGTCTTGTTAAAGGTGTTGTTGTAGACAATCCAAATCCTGCATTAAGTGCCGTACCTGCTTGTCTAGCTTTTGCTGTTTCTGAAACTCAATTAACAGCGCCGTTTGATTTAAACTCTTTAGATATAAAACTACAAGTTGATCCAGATGGGCAAGTGTATGTTAAAAATGGTAATTTAGTTGTAAACACTCCTCCAGTTGCAGTCAGTGCACTAACAGTCTATGGGTTTAACACTGCTGGAACTTATGGACAACAAAATATTGCCGTTACCCCAGGTGCTAAATTTGACGCATTTAGGGCTATTAATAATACAACTACAGCAGGTAGTGGGTGTCAGATTGAAGTTGCTGTAGATTCGCAAGCAGCTGCTACAGGTGGTGATCCAATACTTACATTTGCGAATTACGGTGGAACTACGCCTAATTATTCAATAGGGCAGGATACCAGTGCCCAACAGTTTGTATTAAGCAAATCACCAACACTGGGTACAACTAATATAATGACTGTCACGAATAGTAACAATCAAATTAATTATCCTGAACAATGTTCATTTTATGCACTAGTAGGAACTAATTTAGTAAATGTTACAGGTAATGCTACTGGGGTAACACCACTTTATCACCCACCTTTTACTAATGTAATTCGTAATGTGTCTAATAGTTTTACTGGAGCTACTGGCCGATTCGTCGCTCCAATAGGAGGGATGTATTCCTTTAGTACTGAGTTATATATAACTGGTGTAAATAATATAAATTATAGTTTATGTCAGATTGGTTTTGCGGTTAACGGAAATGGATTTATTCAAGGTTTAGTTAATCCATGGTACAGAACTGATGGTACTTTTGGGTATTGTTCTGTAAATAACAGTGCAATGTTTCAACTAAATCAAAACGATTATGTTGAAGTTGCATTTCTTGTTTATAATGGAGCGCTAACCGTTGGTGTTACCGCTGGTCCAGGATCATATTTTAGCGGGCAATTGCTATCTTAATTAAAGGAACGCTTGATGTTTTATAGTTTTTTGTTAATTCTACTATTAGACATCAAGCAACCTATAAGGAAAAAAGATGCTCACCATATACAAAATATTAATACTAGTATCGGCTATAGGAACAGGAGTGACTTTGAAACACTTTTGGCCGAACTACCAAGATGACAACCCTGTTGAAGAATTTGTTGAACAAGTAATACATGCACAAACAGGTGTTGATGTAGACATAACACCTTTTAGCCCAGAAAAAAATGAACAAAAAAAATAGGCGTAGTATAATCGATGCATTAATTATGCTTATTCTTGTTCTGGTCATCATGAGTCTTATAGCAGGCAGGCTTCAGCTTGCCCTGCTATCCTTTATTTATACATTATGCAACGGTTGTCATGACATATAGAAGCGACGATATAGACCAACTAATGGCTGACTTCAGCAAAGCTCAAGGCGAATACAAGCCTTTGGTTGCGACACAAGACAGCCCCAGCGGTAAATATGCCAACTTACAGAACATATTGACCGCCACTCGAGAAGCATTATCAAAATATAACTTAGCATTTTATCAATATATTGAACTACAAGACGAAGGTAACGGCGGCAAACTATTGAAGACGACGTTAGCCCATAAAAGCGGACAATGGATCTGTTCGGTAGATAGAATCATTGCGGGCAAAAACCTTCGCCAAACAGGAAATTTATATGAAATTACAAAACGTTTACATGCCTTGTCTATTCTTGGGATTGCACCTAGTGAAAACGACCCTGCTGCTTTTGACGACAACAGTGCCGAAATAGCAGAGCAGCAACTGATTGATGAAATCAGAAAGCCTAAAAAGATAGAGCGTGAGATAGATAAAAACGACACCATTAACAAAGACCAATACCAAGAGCTTTTGATTGAGCTTGATGGCTTTGAGGCCATAGCCAAGGATATCCTTGAATGCTATTCGATTGAAACGCTTGCTGATTTGCCCCGTGAAGAGTACCATAAAGCACGTCATAAAATTCTAAAGATCAAAAAAATCCAAGAAGATTATGAAGCTAGGCAAAAGAAATAAATTTGTTATGATGAATGAGTATTTTTTTATTAACATAATTTATTTAAAATTATTTAATTACTACTGATAAATACAAATAAACTAATTAGCTGTTATTAGCCCCCTAGTAACAGCTAGTTAATAACTTCTTTCTGTTCTGTCTCAACTAACACAGCACCATTCTGTTTAAGCTCTTCAATAAAACTTACATACTGATTGTAGACATTGGTCACAAATTCGTTACGATCTTGGATGTATTTTATATATGGCATTATTTCATTAAACAACGCATGTATAGCTTTCAAATGACCATTTATTTCATTTACAGCTTCATCACCTTCCACTGTTTGTCCTCTGAACTTGTTTAGCTTTTCATGCTCGTTTATGTATAGTTGGTACAGCTCTAAAAACTCTTTATCAAATGCTAAAACTTTATCCTTGAACATACTTTTCCTTGTTTTTTTTACTACATATGTTATTATTTATTAAGATAACTAATAACATAAGGATACCATGGAATTTAAAGAGATTCTCAATCTGTTTCCCTATAGAAGCGAATCTTTAATTAAATATAATGAATCATTTTTAGCAGCTTCACAAGCATTTAACAACCCAGAAAAAAACGCTGAAGCTACAGCAGCAGGAAATACAAAATATGAATATGCGAAAATCGATAAAATTTACCAAGCAGTGGAAAAATCATTACATAAAAATTCGTTATATATTACCCATCAGGTTATTGCTATCGCGGTAGATAAAGAGATATTAATAACGACTATTATGCATACAAGTGGCGAATTTCTGCGTGATATCAGGCATCTTGTCATGGAAAAGCCGGGTCATCAGAGTAGAGGTATTGCTCAAACCTATAGCCGAAAATATGCGGTGCTTTGTTTATGTGCGTTAGCAACGACTGACGATGATGCGTCGGCGGAAGAAAAATTTATTGAGCAACAAAAAGCTGAACAAGAAAAAAAATTAACTCAAAAAATAACTGCTGAAGAAGCAGAGGAGATTAAATCTTACTGTGAGAATGAATTGTATAAGTTAACTGAACAAAAAATTTGCGACAAATATCAAATTAAAAACTTATATCATCTAACCTATGAACAATATGTATCAGTTAAGATGCGTGTTGATCAAATAAATAAAGAGCAAAAATGAATATAAACCAAGTTTTTTTATACGGTAATGTTTGTACTGATGTTGAAAAGAAAGTAGCTGGTAGTGTGAATTTGTTTAAATTCAACTTAGCTGTAGACAATAGTGTGCGTAGATCAAATGGTGAGCTCAAAAAAGATACTTTGTTTATAGGTTGTGTGTGTTTTAACGAAAAGCAAGCAGGTACTTTAACTAAAGGGTCTAAGGTCTTTGTGGCTGGTAGATTAAAACTAGAAAGCTGGGAGAAGGAAGGCAAAAAGTTCAGCAAACATGTGGTTGTGTGTGAGATGGTGATGAGCCAAGATGCTTCAACAGCTGTTGAAACTATTCAGTTAAAAGAAGACAATAAAGCTGCAAAATTAGAACAGATGATAAATAATATGGCTGTCAAAAAAATACAAGCATTCGATGATGATTTACCGTTTTAGGAATTGAGATGAACATTACTCCGAAAGCTAAAGAAATATTAGAATTCTTTAAGCTCCTGCATGAACAGAACAAGTTATTTAAAACATCAGAAATAACAACACAATGCGATTGCACACTTGCTACTGCTCACAAATGGATCAGAGAATTTAAATACTCTGGGCTTGTTGAAATAGAATACATCAACGCTACTAAGCGATTTAAAGATGGTATGTATAAAGTAAAAAGTATTGATCTAAAAAAGCTTTAAAAAAACTTAGCCGAGGGAGTAGTGCCTCGGCTAATCAAACAGAAAGCAATCATGAAATATCTAATAAGACAGATGAACAGAACTATATTAGATTCAGTTGCCATTTTACTATACCACTATAATAAAACTTTAAAAAATTTTAGACAAAAAAAAATCATGTGCTATCTTTTATTCGTTCCCCAACTCACAAAAAACAAACATGAAGTTTTTTCTATAACATGTCAGTGATTAACGTAACGCCTTTTAACTTGGAAATTAACAAATCATTACAGAGATCAATCAGGAGGATCAATAAACCATTACAGTTATTAATCAGGAGGATTGATTAATCATGTCAGTTATTAATTTAAATATACAACGACCATCAAAAAAAAGCAACTTTCTTTTCTATTCTGAAAGAGAATATGAAAAGTTTTATGGCTGGCCAAAACAGTTAGAAAAAGACAAGTTTTATTGTCAGGGATTTGCGAGAGTAGCTTACAACAAACAAAAACCGATCAGTCTTGAAAACTTAAAAACTCTTGTCAAAAATTATACTAATTGTGATAAATTAGTTTTTAAATGTTTATTGTCTCTATCGTTAACGGCTAAAAAAAACAACAAGCCCTTACAAATCAAAAATCAAACATTAGCTAACAACGTAGGTTGTTCGGTATATAGTGTACAAAAAGCAAAAAAGAAATTAATCAACGACAATATACTATTTCAAACCCAATCTAATAAATACGCCGTCCCTGTTTATGCATTTTTAGTTGATGCCAAAACCAGAGGTGTTTTATATAATTTGATTACCGAAACTGTACCACACATTTTAAAAATCAAAGAACCAGTTAAAGCATTAAAAAAATCTAAGTTTCAAGCCCACAGAGAAGCTGTTAAAGCGGCTAAATTGAAAAGCATAAGTTATCCACATATCCACAATTTGGTTGATACAGATAAAAGAGAGTCTTTTATTTATTTAAAGAAGTTAGATAGAAAAAAGGATAAAAATTTGGATAAAGAAATTCTAAAAAGGTTGAATCCCGACTTTGTGAACAATTTGAAAGCTGAAAATGACCTAAAACAGGAATTTATTCAAAAATCCTCTACATTAAACGATTTAAACTTAAGGCATAAGTTAATCGAGAAAGCAAAAAGAATGTATCCTGATTTATCCTTGAGCGATTGTAATAATGATTTTGATTTATGGAGAACTAAGTTTAATTACCGGAATACTTGTATCAAAAACAAAATTGACGAATTATTTAAAATTCATGGATTAAGATGAGTGTTTTGTTGCTTAACTTTGCCTGATAATTTTGCTATACCCCATAAAAAAGGGAGCAACAATGAATGACGCCCAAAAAGCTTTCGTTTTACAAATAATGACCGATTTTAAGGTAAAAGAACGAAAATTGATTGCTGAGAGAGAACAAGCAGAGGAGTTAACGAAACAGATAAATTTAGAGCTTGCTTCTTTAAAGCAAAAATTAGATTTATATGAACGAGTAGGTAAAAAAAATTATAAAATTAGATTAAACATAGATGCAGCCAAGCTTGTTTTTTACACCGGAGCCACTCGAACCAAAGAGTTCAGACGCATAATTGACTCTTCAGGGGAACAAAACCTCATTTTAAATATTACATTTGAAAATTTAATTCCAAAGCCACTAGATAAGCCGTTTAAGATTAATGCGGTGTATTATTTTGCGTGTTCAATTTATGGAAATAAAAAGCTTTTGCAAGGTGAAACATTTTCTGCGATGACAGTAGTGCCTACCATAAACCAACTTTTTAATTATTTATGGGTTAATTTAGTTCCAAACGTATGCAGTCTTGGAAACCTTAAATTGTGTCAAGGGTTTTCAGTTACTAAATGTGTAACTGGTGAACAAACTGACTTTTTAGAAATTATTATTTCTGAGTTATAGGGGGTATGTACCCCCTGTGTTATCCCCTATAAGCATATAATTTTGCAAATAAATTTACTTCTCTGTTTAAAGTAAGCATAAACTCTTTATCCGAGGTGTAAAATTTAGAAACCAATGGTGATAAACCTTGAACAAAACAATTATTTTGTTCGTCATGTTGGTAATAGATATGAAAACTATCAACTTCTTTGCATGTATCTAAACTTGGTCGATTGTGATTTAAAACAATTACCCTGATTTCATTTTCATTTGCATATTCAATCTTGTAACTCAATAACATGTTTTTGTTTCCTGTTTATATAGTTTATCTTATCTTTTTATATTTTATCTTGATAAATTATAAAAGTCAATACTTATGTTTTATTTGTTTAAAAATTGATTTTTCTTGGTAGTATGACTATTTTTTAGCAAAAGGAGTAAAAGATGAAGCCAAAAGTTAAAGATAATAATACGAAAGTCCGGTTAAAGGTAAATAAACCCGCTACAGGCAAAGTGAACTTGCAAACCAAAGGTGACAGTGCTAATAAACTGGTATTAATGCAGATTGAGGAAGAGCTAAATAAGACCCATTTTAATGTTAATGATACTAATGCAAAGATTGCTCGTTACGCTGAACAAGTGGTATTGATAACAAACAAGATATATGCGGGTGAGATGGAATTGTTTAGTATGCAGAGATTAGCTCATTTATTAAACGTTTCTAGAGATTATCTTTATGAATTGGCTGCTGGCGATTACCCTAATTCAAAGCTGTTAAAAAAAGCGTTAACAAACTGGCGTTTAAGTGTGGCAGATAATTTGATGGTTGGTGGTATCAAGAAGCAATATAGTGAAAGCTTGAGCCGTCATTGGTTACCTTTATTTGATAGTCAAGCGATGGAACATGAAACCGCCATGGCTATGCTTAAACAACTTGAAACTCCACAACAGCCTATACAGGTCATATTAAACAAACCAAGTGTTACAGGTAAACATAAGCCACAATGTGGCGATACTGAACCAGACGGAGGATTTTAATGTTTGGATTATTAAGAGCTAAAAAAGACCTTCAAAAGTACATGGACTTGCACGATAGCGACATAAAGGTTATATCACAGCTCACTACACGTAATCATGAGTTGCAGGCGATCATAGAGCACTTACAAGCGGAACTAGATTACCACAAAGCTAAGCTAGAAACTATTAAGGGAGAATTGAACCATGAAAGACATCTTGCTACGTCAACAGATGGAGAACCAAGTAGCAGCCGAACTGTCACCGGTATTAAAAAAGTTAAACGATGAGTATAAAGGTTTCTTTGATATTAAATTTATTACCATTGTTGACCTTGACGGGTTGCCTGATGACATACAACAGTTAAGGGTTATTTGCGGGGCAAAGTCTATACAAAATTTACCTGATGAAGTAATCTAAATTTGTCTTATGTTATCAATTGATTCGGTTTTTTTTTATGCCGCTGGAAGTAATAGACCAGCGGCTTTATTATTTATTGAGCAAAGCTCATTCTTTTCAATGGTTGACGTTCACGTTTTTCTTGTTGAAACAAAACATCATTTATTTGTTCGTTTAATGCTTTCATGGCTGCTAAATTAGTTTTGCTAGGCATCAACGCAAATTCTACCGATTGCGTAATAAACTGGTTTAATAGCTCCGGTGATTCTGTTTCTAGCAGTTTCATTACGGCTCTTGTTTTTTCTGCTTCTGCTTTACTTAACTTATATGCTTTTGCGGCAAACTTTACAATTTTTAATGATTTAGGCAAAAATTTATCAATTAAAATATCCTGAACGTTGTATGCTGCTTCGCCCTTAGCTTTTACATAATCACTTTGAATTTTTTCAGCACCTTGAAATAAATTTGTTAGTGCTTTCTTTTTGTTTCGTATTTTTTCAATGTCTAAATTGGCTTTAATGTCAGACACTTCTTTCAGATTGTTTTTGTACTGTCTGTATTGCTCATTAATTGGTTTTACAGCTTCTTTATATTCAGGAGTAGCAAATTTTTCTATTCCTTCTTCTCTAATAAATTGCCTAGCTTCTAAGTATGGTTTTTTAGTCGTACTGTTTAAGGCTAATTGGTATAAGTTTTTTGAATCCTGTACCATTTCCGCAACTGAGATTGGATTTTCTCCCACTTCAAAGGGTTGATATTTTTTAGCATATTCTGTTAATTTAGTCTTAGCCGCCTGCGAATACTCTTTATCAGCTAAGCTTAGTATTTTATTAAATATACTTTGCCTTGTTTCGTTATCAATTAGAATGTTTTTGTTTGCTTCTAACAAAGGCTCAATTGAATTGTAAGCAGCTGATAGTTCTTTGCCCTGCTTGTTCAAGGTTGGCATAACACTTTTTAGTTGTTCGCTTAAATCTAAGTTTTGCTTTGCAGTTAGATTTTTTACTGATTCTATCTTGTCGTTTACAGTTTTTAAAACAGAATTAGCAGCCTTGTTGTTGCTTATGGCATTCGATAATTGTTTGCCATATTGTTGACCTTTAGCACTACCTAGAATACCGCCAGCTAGTTCACCTACGCCTTGACCTATCTGCTCAGCCTCAGGACTAACTAGTCCACCTAGTTTTCCTAAACTGAAAGAACCTAATTGACTTCCAGCGGCACCTAATGCAACAGATGCTATGGTAGCTAACGGGGCAGCGTATGTAGCTAAGCCTAAAGGAATTGCAACGCCTGCCGCTCTTAATGTTTTAACTAAAGCACTAGGATTATCAATTTGTTCTTGAGTAACGCCTAATTGTCTTAGATATCTTTCAGCTTCTGCATCGGTAGGAATTATTTTTCTAGCTATCTTTGCTGCTTGTGCAATCTTACCTTCGCCAAGATTATCAAATATTTTAGATAACGGATTACCAAACGCAGTAATAAATGGCTGTACAACTTGTGCCGCTTGACCCGCAGTTGCACCTACAAATTGTTTGGTAGCTTCGTCTTGTCCTTTTATTATGTTTAAAGCTTCTTGCTCGCTATAACCTTCACGCAATAATTCTCTAACTCTGAACTGTGTATCAGCATCTAAGCTCTGAAGTCTTTCAACCCTTTGTTGAATGGTAGCTTGCGGTTGTTCTACTACTTGCGGTGCAGGTGCTGCTTGTAGTTGCTGTGGTTGTGGTGCTTCAACTACTGGTTGTTGTAATGCTTGTGATGATTCAGGCTGAACAACTTCACCTTGTGGCGTTTGTGCTGTTTCTACTGGTTTGATGCCTGCAAACTCATTGTAAAAAGGTTGAATCCTTTCTTCTAGCTGTTTGAAAAGCTGTGAAGAAGTTATATTAGGGTTTTCATTAAACAGATTTAACTTTAGTTCCGCTTTTTTAATTAAGAAATCATTTAGATTTAGTAACGCTTCTATTACCCTATCTGAAGCCGCTGGTGATTGTCTTAGTAAATCAGGGTATTGACTCATCCAGGCGTTGAATTCTGTTTCGTTTAGCCTTCCACCAAGTTCTTGCTTGATTCCACGTAAGAAACTTGCTGTATCTTTTTTGGCTGCAACTGCAGCTGGGCTCATAAAGCGATTTACTAAATTGCTGTAAAAACCTTCTGGTAGTTTATCTAACAGCCGGTCTAATGTTGTAATATCACCACTAATTTTACGCAAATTTAATAATTTAACATTATCTAATTTGGCTTTGTTGGCAGATTCTAAGTCAGGTTTAATATTCTTTTCAAAAAAAGCTTCTGATTCTTTTCTTTCAAGCAGCTTCTCTTTTGAAACCGCTCTTTTTTCTGCAGATTCTGCTACACGTTGCTTTTGCTCTAAGGTCTGCCTAGCCAATTCTTGCTGACCTCTTTGATAAGCTGTAAGAGGTTTCTCCGCTGGCGTAAACAATCCACCCATAGCTTGATCAGGCATGCCTGCAGCTTGCGGGATACCTTGAGCACCGCCCATTAAGTTTGCAAAACCTTGGCTTGCAAATATTTGTTTTTGGATGTCAGCAGGTTGGCTTAATATATCTGCAGCTAGTTGCTGGTTGCCGCCTAGCAAGTTTGCTAGACTACCTACTTGTTGTTGTTGCTGCAGTCTTTGTATTCTGTTTGCTGCTAGCTGTTGTAGTCCACCGCCTAAAGCTTGCCCTAATGCTGAACCTAAAGAAGCTGATTGACTGCCTATATTTATTGGTGCACCCATAAATGCATTATTTGATGAATCTTCCATTAGTAGTTTCCTGCGAATAAAGGATTAGTAAATGCTGAGCCTGCTGTTAATGCTGGATTCATAAAGCCACCGCCAAAACTTGGTCTATATAATCCTTGGATAGCTCCAAATTGATTAGCTAATAATCTATTTCCAAACTCTGTTTGCGGTCTTGTTTCTGGCTTTTTGAACATTCCACCCAAGCCGCCCATTAATGCACCAGCACCACCACCAGTTAGATAACCTAAACCAGCTTGAATAGCCATGGGCAATAAAGTTTGGGCAAATCCTTGTTCGCCCGGTGTTTGCATAAACTGAAACTGTGGTTGCAAGCCTCCTAAAATCATTTGTAAGGCTTGAGCTTGGTTTTGTAATCCATATTGTGCTTTTGATGCGGCTAGTGCTTCATCGAGTCTTGACCCTGCTTCTCCTAGCTGTTGAGGCAATGCACTACTTCCTAAATCTCCACTTGCACCCAATAATCTTTCATATAAAGAAGGAATAGTTTTTCTTTGAAACTCTCCCCTAGCTTCTTGGGCTAATGGTTCAAAGCCTCTTGTAGGGTTTGCAAATAAATCAAATCCAGATTGTCTTAAAACATCCATCCCTTTCATTTGTCCTTTGCTATATGGACTTAGGGTTCGAATTTGTGATGGTGTTCCCAGAAAAAATTGTTTGAAATCCATTTTATTTATCCTTTATGTTTCAAGCCAATTTAACACTATGTACGCAAAATTAAAATTTACGCCCGTTGTGTTATTAATTACAACATTCACCGCATCAACATAAGCAGTTAGGTTAGCACTAGGTATTGGATAGTAATTACTACCCACTGTATCAGATGCAGCACCTACAATTTGGGTAAACTTCCATGTGTTGGTTATAGTCAGCCCATGAGCAACATTAGTTACACCAGCACCCAAAGCACCAAGGTCTATTGTTTTGCGAATAGCAAACCTAAACGCACTGTTATTGTTAGGCGTAAACCATTGCTGGCTAGACTGTACCGGCTCTAAGATGTAATATCCTGTGTCTTTTAGGTTCAACGAAAAACACATTAAGTTTAAGTTTTGGTACAAACGCACTAACAGCTCTTTAAATTGCGGAGTATTTGGGTCTATTCTATCTATAGTCCCAGTTTCCCATATGAAAGTATTGGGAACGTATACGCTTTTATATTCTGGCATTATTGATACCTAAAGCTTGTAGGGTCTGTATATAAAACCATGGCATGTAGTTCAAATGGAGAAGCCCAAATTTCTGGTTCACGCATTTGCGCATCATTAAATGTTAATTGTAGTTGCACAACCTCACCTTCACCCATTAAGTAAACAGGATGCCAAACTCTTTCTGTGCCTACTTCAAAAGAGTTAGGTTGAGCTTTGGTTTCTAATGTTCCTGTACCTAATAAAGCACCAGTTGCAGCAGATGCATCTAATAAATTAATTATGTTATTTGTGCTTGCATAATAGTTAACATCTATTTCACCTTCTGAAGTTGTATTAACTAAAAAATCTACTTTATTTAACGCTGTGTTACGACCTTTATCACCATAAAAGTTAAACTGTTTAGTTGTAATATTAATTTTTGGTACTCTGTAGAGCTTTCCTGCGCCTGTATATGTATTAAATGGTTCTGTTAATGGTGAATAAATTTCAAAAGTATTTTGTGTAGCGTTTTGTACTTGATAAATTTTTAAATTTATAGCTGTATCACCTGTACACTTAGCAATTAATACATAATCATTTGTAATAAAATTATGATTGTAGGCAGTAATTGTTCTAGTAATTGTATTAAGTAATGTAACTGCTGTAATGTTTGTGATTGTAATTAAACCTTCTGTAGCATCAATATCTGTGTCGCAAACAAACGTATAACCTTGTTGATTTCCAGCTACAACATCTCGAAACTTGCTTTGAGTAGATACAGAATCCCAAAGGACTCCGCTATCCCAAGAAACAGGAGTATCCCAATAGGTTCCACCGCCACCGGCTGCAATTTGTTGATAATAGCCAAATGCTGTTATTGAATCATCAAATAAAGCCCATGTATTAGAAACATAATTATAAAATAAAACTTGTGCTGGATATGGTTTGCTATAACCATTAAAATTTGTTCCATTAGCGTAAGTCGTTGGTATTGACCAATATAACGCCTCAATGAAATAATCGCGTATACCACATACACGTTGAGAAAATTCGTCAGCATCAAGAATACTAAACACTGTTTCAGGTATTTTTTGGTCAATACGTTCAACGTTTGAACCGTTACATGCGTGAATACCTGTTTGACCTATACCGATTGCAACCCTATCAAATGGTATAATACTAAAAGTAGATTCAGCACCTAGTTCAGTATTTAGCTGTTGCCATTGAAATGGTCTTATTTCGTTTCCAGTATATGCAAGTTCCCAAGTCGACCTTTCAAAATACACAATAAGCCTATCTTTAACGAATTCTGCAGTAACAACTTCTTCAGTAGTATAGGCGTCAATGAATCCACCAGCCCCTGCTTTGTCTTCAAAAGCATCTGTGCCTGTGGCATCTCCTAACCTGCTAAATCTACATCTGTTAGGATATTCTTTGTATGTATTTGTTGCTGAATTATATTCTTGAACGTTTAATGCTAACAATCTGTTGTGAAAGACTACTAAAACACGAGCAGTTTTAATGAATAAATCTGGTACAGAGTTTAACTGTGGAGTAAAATCATTCCAAGTTAAAGTAGATACAACTAAATATCTCATCCTATTACCAGCATTTACAGAAATAGGTGTAGATAAATCAAAATTTGTTGTAAAAATATATCTTTCTGCTGTTTGTGGAGCTAAATAATTAATACTCCAAAAGAAGTTAATATCAGTACCTGACCAAGTACTTTGTCCTAAATTTAATCGTGACCAGCCATTAGCGTATAAATAAGCATATTTAGTATCAAAAGCTATTAATTGTTCATCGTTGACCGTATCTGACTCTTTTGTTACAAATCCCATGACTGGTAAATGCGGATACCAAAGAATTAATGATAAGGAAAAATCAACACCAAAAAAAGTTACTGTATTAGCAGATGTAACTTGAGCGTTTGGAGCCGCAGGATTACTTTTTAATAAAGGATTTCCAAACCCTGGAGGTGTTATAGTTGTAATTGTATATAAAACATTATTGACTAAAAATGTTTGACCTACTTGTAAATTACTAGGTGTCGTTACAACTGTATTAACACCACCAAACACACCAATTAATGCTTGCCTAAGTTGGCTTTTTGTAACATCATAATCTGCATCTAAATATTTTGTTCCAAATCGTTTTTTAACCCTTCCTCTAAAAACATAAGCATTTTGTAAAAAACTAAATGCTTCATTTGGTATTAACCAAGGTTTGACATCTGTACGCAAACCTGAGTTTGCATCATAAGGAGCAATTAAAAATCTATCTGCCATGTTAACAACCTATAGCAAGAATAAAATACTCGTTTACATTACTTACACGACGTCTTAACTTTACATGTGTTAAAACATTGGTAGGGTCATCGGCAACATTGATACCTTCAATAAGTTGACCACCACTTAACACGGTTGCTTGAATATGAAATACATAATTAGGAAAAGCTATTGGGTAAGGAAACTGTTGTATTGTAGAAGCACTAGCTTGCCATTTTACTTTCATAAATTGCATTAATAAACCATTTGGCAAATAACAATAATTACTTGTTTCAACTTGCACTTGATTAGCACCATTCCCGGTAGTGTAACTTGTAGCAGCAGCTCCAGCAGCATTTCCTCTTTGTAGAGTTATTGGTATTCTATCACTACCAGCAATTGCAAAAGCCAAACTTTTAAAAATGTTAATTTCTTGTACGTTTGATGTGCCATTTAAAAACCCATACAAACCTCTTTCTAATGGATTTGCGTAGGTAGGCAAAGCTGTTGTTACTGGAAAAGTTATTTTTGCATGTTTGCCGCTATCTCCACCACTTGCAAAAGCTACATGGTCGACAGCAAAATTATTATTAATATTATCGAAGTTGTCTAAAATAGGTTGTCTTGTGTTGCCTAAATTAGAACCAGGTTGCGGGACTAAATTTAAAGCCATAATGATATCTCCTTAATAAGGCCATCCGCCAGTACCAAACCAGCCAAAGCCATAATTTTTACCTTGTGTATATATCGTTACTGTTCTCTCGTTAGCCTGTTGTGTCAATGTAGCACGTAAGCATAAACGTTCTTGCATTTTAAATTCAGGCATTATTAATTGAACTGAATCTAAATCCATGCGGTCTTCAAAAATTTTCTTTGCTGCGCCATAAGCTATGTATTGCCACCATTGGCTTAACTTAGGTTCATCTACATTTAAAAGTTCTGTTGGCCTTATGTCAGCTTCTATGCTTACCGCATATGCTTTATCTGGCACTGGGCGGATAGTAAATTTTTGATCGTAATAAAGCATAGCTAAAGGTTTACCTGGTTGATACGCTATGTTTTCTACGATAATAGGTTCTTGTGCTGCTGGAGCTGATGGGAATGTTACAGTAAATGCGCCTGTTAAATAATTAATTGTACCGACTGCAGCTGGAAATGGAGGCACTGGTGTTGGTAATCTTAAATTACCTGTTGTGTTACTGATTGGTTCATCTATTAAAACCATACTTTGGCCAGCATTGTTTATTGCCGTAAAGATAACGCTTCTTTGGAGCATTGGTCGAGCCACGACAGTACCAGTAAATGTTGTTGCAACGCCATCACCAAACAAACCAGTTTGAGCAATCGTGTTCGTTTGTGGATAATATCCATAAAATACATCTCTCCATTGTGTGTAAAAACCTTGTATACCTGCTAAATAAATAGGTGGATGTACAGCAACATATCTATTTTTAAAATTGTATAACGGATTATTTGGATCTGATGATGTTTCATACACATCTACACCTGGTTGAGTGTAAAATGTTAATACAGTACGTAACGCAGACAATCTTATTTGTTCTGGAAAGTCATACAATACAAACGTATTAACATATTCATTAATTTGTGCGTCAGATATTTGCGCCGTAGAAGGGCTTCTTGTAAGTCGGCGCACTTTTGTTCGTATAGCGGTTAAACTTGAATCTGGCATTACTAACTCCTTGATACTAAAATTAATATCAATGTAGCATACAAGAACAAGTTATAAAGAAAAAACCCTAATCTGCGTACTATCAAATTAGGGCTTCGATAAAGGAAGGTTTGCGCCGCACCGAGAACAAATATGTTCTGATACAAAAACAATTTAGTTTAATTTTAATTATAAGGCAATACGTTTTGTGTAGCTTCAGTAAGTATATCATTTACTTCGCCGACTGGTACGACCGTCGCAGGCGTAGCTCCGATCACTGGGTAGGGAGGAGCCAGGCTAGGAGCAGGCGCAACGAATGGGTCGAAACCAGTCGAATCTACATCGATTGAGAATGTAGATGAGCTCAGTACTACTATAGGTTGTATCAATCTATTAGCTTGCTGCATACCACAATAGCTAGGAATATTTAATCTGGCAATCAATCCTGTATTATAGTCATGGTCTCCTGGTACAACACCGTCTAAAGTTGTTGTAACAACCATGGGATTGGAATTAGTAATTGATAGAATATTCATCATCTTGCGCTGAAATGTAGGAAACTCAACAGCATAATAGTTGGCCATGATAATACCTATAGTTTTGTAACTTCTATGATAGATTTTTGACTTGATTCAATTGGATCTTCATCCATAAATTCCAACGAGTGAAAAGCATATCTATGTACTTTACGAGCCATTTGCATACCAGCATCTTTGGAGGCTAAACGACCATCAGCTGTTGCTGCTCTAATACCTTGCTGACCCATTTCACCAGACAAATGTTTGTATTCTTTATACCAACAGTTTTGGTTTAAATGACGAGCTACACCACGAGGTAAAGTATAACGCTCACCATCCCATAGTTCGTAGAACTCTAATTCATCGCCAGGATAAGCTTTGTATCCAAAACTTACAGAACCTTTAGACCCGTTTTGGGCTGGGTTTTCTAAGTTTTTGAATATACCAGTAACCATCTCCCGGTCACGGTCTCTCATTTTTTTAATTTCTTTTTCTAACTGATCACGTGTCATTTTGCGTGTTTCAGCTTGTCCGTTTGTTATTTCTGGTTTTTTCATTTTATCTCCTTTTTTAAAGAGAGGGTTTCCCCTCTCTATACAACGTTAGTTGCTAATGCTAAATGATTTACCAGCTACCCAGTAAATTACGTCAGCAGCTTGACCAGCTGGACTATTAGCCCCAGCTATCAATTGAATACCAACTAAAGCTTCGTTGACTGTAGCGTCAGTTAAAATATCTACGCCTGCGTCAAGAGACTCAGCAGTATTTTGACCGATAGGAACTACCTGCGCAGGAGTGAATCCTGAAGCAGCTAATGCAGTTGTTGGGAATGCAAAAGCAGTAAATCCGCTTGAATCAATATCAACAGTAATTGTGTTGTTTACTAAGTCGATTGCAAGAATTGTACCTTGTAGGTTGTTCATTTCTGTCATACCGTATGAAGTAGCAGAACCAGCAACTGAAGGAACGATAAATCTTACGACTTGGCCAACTTTATAACCATGAGTTACCGTTAATTTAACAACAGCTTGAGCAGCTTGTGTAATGTTTGAAATATAACGTGCTCTTGGATAGTAAATTGGGTTGTAAGGAATCTTACGGAATGTACCAGCACCGGTTAGAACAATTTGCACCATGTATGCTAATTCAAATGAAACGTTAGCATTAATAGTATCAATCGTGAAATCTAAACCGTTAAGTTGTAAACCACCTGTAACATTGTATAAACGTACAATGTCGCCATCAGCTAAACCAGCTGTGTTACCAGTAGCCACTACTGGAGTAGCAGCAGCACTGACAGATGTTAATGCAACAGATGCGCCTGGTACGTTAACTGAAGTATCAATTAAATAGAACCCGTTTGGAGCTGCTAAAACACCAGCAGTTAATGGGTCGTTAGCAACAGCACCAAGTTTAGTATAAATAATACCTGTACCTTGCGCCATTCCTCTTTGGAAGTAATATTGAAAACCTAAGTCAGCAGCAGCTTGAGCAGCAGCTGTATAGTTATAAACATTAATCCAATCTACATCAGAACGAATATTTAATATTTTATTAGCACCAGTAGAAGTAAATTTACCTTGGTTTGTGCCTGAAAAAACTACGCTCATTTTAATCTCCTTATGAACTTAAAGTGCTACGTAGGTTATAAATCCACAAATCGTTTAAGATTCGAGGTACTTCAGCAAACACATAACCAATAGTTACGTTTTGGAAAAGTGGATCTGAAAACACTGGCGGCCTGTATAAGAACCTTGCTGAGAAGTTATCTTGCTCAACACAAGCCAATGATTCCATACCTTGAATAAACGTATTGTACACGGTGTTGCCTAATGCAGATGCATTCGGAACTTTTGAACCTACGCTTGATAGCATAAATCTAACGTTGTTAACTGTTCCCCACTCACTTCTTAGGGTTGAGTTTTGGTTTGGATAATTCCATTTAGAAATAAATCCGTTAATATTATTTAGATCTTTTGCTAAGTCTGTATGTCCTAAGGCTAAATAAGCATCACGTACAGGGCCAGTTCCAAAGCGGTCTTCGCCTTGAACGTTGTCTAAAATCATCCAAGCGTCGTTGCTCAATAATGCTTGTGTCACATTATCAATATCTGACAAGCTTAGGTTTGTAGGCAAGTCACCATTTGTTCCACCTGTACAGTTGATAAATCCTGCTGTTGAAGCAAGCATATCACGTGTTAGTTGGTCTTCTGTCATACGTAATGATAAGCCAAGTAGCTCAGCTGTTTCATTCAAGACAGGGTCTTGGTTTTGTAGTGTCACCTGTTGGTTGATGGCTACATATTGACCATAGAATGACATGGTAGCATCAATATCAACCCTGTTTAATGGGGTAGCAGGTGGTGTAGCACCGGAGGGCCCGAGAGGGACTGGTGCTGTAGGTAATCTATCGTATCTTGCCATACGTAATGTACGGCCGCCTTTTGCTGGTAAACGTTTTGATAACGCACCCAATTTCATAATTAAATTAGGTGTTCTAACAGATAGTAATACGTCATCAAAAGTTTGTTGCACTGGCGCAGGTAGCGTTGTAGGAGTAGTTATCATACTATTATCCTGTGCAAAAAAATAAACTTTTATAACTTTGAGCTGCCGAGACTCACTACGACGGTTGGGATTTGGCGAGAATCAATACGCCTAAGATAGGAGACTGACGAGGTCTAATACGTCAAGAATGTTTTAACACAAAAAAAATAGCCTTGCAATATATACAAGGCTATTAAACTGTAACAGGTCTATAATCAAACAATATTTACAAAACTAACTCCTGTTACGTTTAGCTTCTTCGACTTGGCGTCTAATTTCTGCTTTGCGTTCTTCTGTTAAAATTCGACGATCATAATCGCCAACTTTAGTAAGAGGTGTGTCTCCTGTCTGTGGAGCCACATTAGCAATAGAACGAGGCTTATTTTTATTTTGTTCGATACGTTTGTCCACGTCTTCGTATCTATTTTTTTCTGCATAAAAAACACTGTTTTTAATAATGTCGTACGCAGCTTGTCCTTTTTCATATAAATCAGGATTACTTATTATTGATTTGTATAAGAACGGTTTGTCCTGTTTGAGCTTTTCTAAGTTTTCAGCACTTACCACACTATCAAAATCATGGTATTTATTACGCAACTGCATTTCAATAGTCTGAAGTTGAGTTTGTTGATGTAACTTTTTTAACTCATTTATTTTTTTATTAACCGTTTTGTAAGTCTTTTTTAAATGCTTACCTTCAGCAAAAGAATCATCATCCAAATCCAAATCATCGTCTTCATCAACTAACTCAATCTTTTGTGATGGTTGATTCGGATTCATATTTTGCTGTATCATGCGCTCTAATTCAAGACTGCGACGCTCAGCAGCTTCTAAACGCTCACGCATCATACGCATGTTGTATTCTTTATTTGATTCAATCTTTTCTTCTTGCTGAGTCTCTTGAATCACAGGGGCTTGAGGTTGCTCAGTATATTGCTCTAAGTTTTCTTCGTTGTACATATCTCACTCTCTTTTTGTAATTTGATAACAGCGTCCTTCAACTCGCCGTTTTCTTTCTTAACCCACGTAAGCAGCTCGCCAGATTCCATTAAAATAACAAATTTTGCTAAAGTAGCACATTCTTTGTCATGTATATATTGCGCTTGGTTATTGAATATATGCCAATATAACACTTGATCTGGAATGCTCCAAAGATATTCTAATGTATCAGTAGTATGCATAAATTTCCACACAGACTGATTATAAACAGGTGTCGGGCATGAACGCCTAGCAAAAATAAATGTGCGTGGCACGCTGCCAATTTTTTCAAGTCTGGTCATCATCACTATATAAAAGTCTTTGTTTCTATATAGCGGTTGTGATTTAGCATTTAATGCTGTCTCATGTAACTGTTTGGCTATGTCTTTTTCTATAACACGGCGATATTCTATGACATCATCTTCAACTTCTAAGTTTTTTTTACGATGATCTAAGAGTTCTTGCCCATAAGTTTTTTTAACCATTTCTTACTCGCAAAATAATTTTTTTATAGCTAATTTTGTCATGCAAATTGTATTTATTTAATAAAAATTCAATAGCTTCTGATTCAGTCATATTTAATTTGTTGCGTATAAAAGAAATCGCATCGCCGTTACTATGGCAAGAAAAACAATAATAAACGCCTCTGGTTATACTGACTGCAAGTTCTGGTGATTCGTTTCGTTGTTTTTCATGAAATGGACAGTAACCATAATAAGTACTACCATGCTCGTGCTTTAATTTAACATGTTCACCTATGAGATCTACTAGGTGAACATGTTTTTTTATAGCTGCACAAACATCCTTAAGCTTTTTCCCTGTGTACATTCTACCTCTTTTTTGCTGTTTTCTTAGCAATAGATTTTGGTTGGCGAACGAATTGTTTGCCTTGTCTAGTGCCTTCTCTTTTAGCTCTTGTTGTAGCAGCATATTCTTGAGGCGTCAATGATTTTATTGCCGCTTTGGGTAGATATCTTTCGCCCGTAGCTTTTGGTCCTTGTGTGCTTGGTTTGCCTGAACGAGTTTGCCATTTTTCACCGGTCCATTTGGACAACGATTTTTGTTTTTTGGTCTTACCGCCAGTATAGCCGCCTCCGGCCTTCTTGTACTCCAATGCGACCAGCTGCGCTTTACGAGCCGACCATTGACCCGGCTTGCCGCCTTTACCACTCGCCATAACACGATTTTTAATAGATTCACGCAGTTTTGGATTAGTATAATTAGCCATATGATCACTTTTTAGCCTTATTACGTTTTGATATTGCCGCTGCTTTTGCTCTGGCATCTGCTTTACTGCTAGCGCCCCATGCCCTTAAAGATAACAGTAGCCTTGTAGGCTCGCCGTTAGGCTTAAACTCTGGTCCAGGCATATTACCCATACGAGCCAAAAATGACGCTCTGCGTGGGTTGTCGCCGGATTTTACAGGTGGCCTTAGGTTACTTCCCTGCGCTTTCGCTGACGCTCTGCCTTTGGCATTTAATCCACCACGTGGATTTTTGCCTTCAGCTCTAGTCCAAGCTGGTGTTTTATAAGATTTTTTCATACCATCTCCTTAACAATTTGATTTATCAAGATAACGAACAAGTAGAGTGCATGCAATGCCAAGTATGGCAGTAGTAGCACTGCCAGCATAAGCCTTAGTTTTTGGCACAGCTTCTTGTAGCTGCTCTTCTTTTTGTGAGTTTTGGCGCTGTAGTTGTTCTAAAGCGTTGGTCATGGCATTAAGCACTAGAGTAGACATGCCTGGCTCTACAACGGGGCTAGTATTTATTTGGAGCTCTATTTGCTCTACCGCTGGGTCATGCGCTGGGCTGGCTGACTTAAATGCAGCTATGGCTTTAGATACAATTTGTTTTTTTGCTATAGGTGGTAGCGGTGAGGTTGGTTGTGGGAAGAGGTTAGGTATAGGTAGTTCTTTATAGAACTCTGGGTGTGCCTGTGCATATGCAATTTGCTTTTGCATTAGGTCATTTATGTCTACACGAACTTCTTGAGAATGCAGCAAATGAAATATCAAAGCTGCTTTTAGTATACGTATTAATAACATGAAAACCTCTAGCATTAAAAAAAACTGTCTTTAATTTACTATATCTTACTTATTATTACAGTTTCTTAACAACACTAGAGGTCTTAGTAGATCATAGTTGCCTATAATCTACTTACTTGGAGGATTTTTGCTAAATTTTTTGTTAAGCTTTATTTGCGTTTAGCAGCTCTACGGGCTTCGGAATAGCCAATCGCCAACGCCTGGCGAACGTTTTTTACCTTTGGGCCTTTTTTGCTACCAGAACGTAATTTTCCTGCAGCAAATTCCTTCATAACTTTATCTAGCTTTACTTTACCTTTCATCCCAAGCTTTTTACCTACTTTAGGATTAGCAACTTTAGCAACTTTTTTTACTTTGACTGCTTTCATGTTTTCTTCACATTCACAGTCTTTAGATTTTTTGCCGTATTCTTTTTTTGCAGATATTTTTTTTATTAATTTTTTGTCTTCTGCGGCTTCTTTTTTAAACATACCAATGTCATCCATTAAATGTTTTTTGACTTCATTATGCATATCGTCCTTTTAAAAGGGAGGTTGCCCTCCCTTAGTTTATTGAGCTGTTGAACTATCTCTAAACCATTCGTTTAATCTTTTTGTAGATACTTTTCTTTCATTGCGTTGTTGCAAATCTTTAGGTATCCGTAAAATCTTAAACGCTATTTTCATAGCTTTTTTGTTTGGTCGTGGAGCGTTGCACATGCTTTTACCACTTTTTAGGTGAAAATGCTTTGTTTAAACCAGAACGATCCATTTTTAATTGGTCTTGTACACCACCAAATAGATCTTTATATCCACCGCTCATACCATAACCAGCTGATGGGAAATACCTATCAACTACGTTTTGTGGCAATAATGCTGGTGCTGACATATCTTCTGATAACATTGACCCAGCTTGTTTCATTTGTTTTTTTAAATCCATGCTGTCATGATAACGTTTTGCCATGTTAGGCTCCTTAGAAACTGCGGTTTTCCGCAAGGTTAACACCTCTATCTAACTCAGAACCACTCTGTGCCATAGGAGGATTTTGTTTCTCTATCTTACCCTGTTCTGTTACAGATAAAAGCTTTTGCAACTCAATTATTTTTTGCAATTGAGTCATATCGATGTTTTCAAGCTCTCTGATAGCTTTAGCAAAGTTGAGTAATGCCATCTGATCATCTTTGACAGCAGCGGCTTTACGTTCCTCAGCAAGAGCTTTATTTTCTTCGATACGGCTAAACCTTTCATATCCAAGACCTTGGTCAGCAATTGTCCTAGCTTCAGCCAATTTAGTCTGAGCTTGTTGGTTTTGCATTGCAGTTTGCAATTGTAACTGTTGCATTTGTGTAGCCATCTGCATTTTTTCCATCATTACCTTAGCTACTTTGTCTTTATCTTGGATTGTAGCTGCTTCAATTAATGATTCATCAGGTATAGGCACACCCATTTCACGCAACTGTAACAATTGAGCAAACTGCATTTGTTTTTGTGACTCTGTGTTAAATCCAGCTTCTACCATGCAATGATATTTACCAAACGCTTTGTTGTAGAATAATGCTGCTGGCTCTTCACCTTCTAATATGCTTCTAACTTTTCCAGGAGTGTAGTTATTTTGCACTACACGCATAATTAATTCACCAAGTAAGTTTTGCGAGTAATCTAACCTATCAAATAACGGCTGTAAAGTTGTTAAACCAGCACCTTGGCGTAAAGCGGACAGTATGCCTGCTTTGTCGTCCATAGCACTACCAAGCAATTCTTCGTTCACACCTGATACTAGCATTAACTCTCTGCTAAATGTGTCTTGTAGCTGAAAGAATGATGGTGGTATTTGTGGTGGTTGAATAGCTTGTATGTCGGTCATAGCCGCTTCTTCTTTGAGGGGAATAATGCGTCCCTGTCCAGTTTGGAATAGATGTTTAACATCCACTGGGGCATTCTCCTTGAAGATGAAGCCACTGTTCACCTGACTTTCTAACATGTCCGCAGAAAGAACTATCCGACGATTTAATAGCGTTTGTGGGTCTCTTAAAGAACGACAGATACCTTGTATACGGCTGTAAAAATAAGGCATCATTGGATTGTAGTAACCAATTACAGGCACAAATGGGTAGGTGTCTATGTTTAGGTTATTTGGTCCATCATAAAAGACTTTATCTTGTATCATGATAGCCATACGCACTGTAGGTACATTTTGCTCTATTAATGTTACTTCAGGGTTATTGGCTAAAAATTCATCTATGTCTATTTCTTGGCGTTCCGTTATCTCTAATGTTTCTCCCGTGTTTTTATCGACAAGTAATTTTTGTTTGCGATAGTCACGGTAATAATATTCATCATATGCTAAGCGATTTTGTTGTGTTTGACCGTATGACTCAGGCATATACTGAAAACGTCCGTCACGGCCAGTTCCTGTTGGGTTTCCAGGCAACGCCATGATTTCTTCATATTTATCAGGTATTAAAGCCGCTGCTGCAGAGTGAGACAAATAAGAACGTCTCCATACAAATGAACAATCTGATAAATCTGGTTTTCTAAAATATGGGTCAATGAAAAAACTGTTATAAGAACAGTTGTCAACTTTGATGTCACCGTTTACTGGGTCTTTGCTGTAGTCCATATAAACTTGTAGTAAGTTCATACCAGCTATACAAGCGCCTTGATGAAACGCATCCGAAATAGTTTCATATACACCTTCACGTTTATAGATGTGAAGTAGTATTTTTGTTAATTGGTCAGCTGTTTGTTGGTCGGCATTTTCTAAAGGCACAACAACCGTAGATTTACGATTACGTCTTTGAAACCCTGACACCATGTTACATATAGGACGCACACGGTTAAAATAAAAATTACCTCTGTTGTTGTTAGGTAACTGCTGGTTAAGGTCAGCCATCAAACTGGTATCACCAGCTTCAAGCCGTGTGTCTAAGGTAGCTTCAGTCCAATATACTTGCCAGATAGCCTGATTTGCACTGTAATCACTATCAATTTTCTTTTTGATAGCTCCATAATCATCAGGTAGATATTCAGGTTGTCGCATTAACATTACTTATCTCCTAGGAATTTTGTTATTTATAATAGTTTATTATTACAAAAAACCATAAGTTAATAAGCTTTACGACATTGCCTAAAATAATTAACTACGATTATTACGACGTCGTTAAATAATCGTAATTTTTAAAATAATTTGACTTTACTTGAATTATGCATTTGACGGCCACGGTGGCCGCCACCGTGGCCTTCAAAAAACATGTCTATAAAACAGCCGGTTTTTTTGAGTAACAGCTACATAAAACAGACGGCTGTTATGTACAGTAAGCCCTTGCTATATTAGTTTTGAGGCGTTGTCAAGGCTCTTTTAAAATTTTGTGCGCGTCAAAAGCGCCGTCAAATTACACGCTGCCAGACGACATAAATAATATTTTGAGGCTCAATGCGCGTCAAAAACGCGTCAAAAACGCGGATAAAGCGCAGAGTAAAACGCGGATAAAGCGCAGAGTAAAACGCGGAGTAAAACGCGGAGTAAAACGCGGAGTAAAGCTCCTCCAATTATACGTTGCCAGACGACATAAATAATATTTTGAGGAGTATTACTCCTTTAATTCCGCTTTACTCAGCCCCTTTTTTTAACAAAAGCTCTACAATTTCTTTGTGGCTGCCGTTAATTCGCGCCCACTGTAACGCTGACAAGTTGTGATTATTGCGTAACATTATATTTGCATTCTTATCTATGAGCAGCTCGCACAAGTCTTTACGGTCTTTTAGTACTGCATACATCAACAAGGTATTAGACATGCTGCCAAAACGTTGATTTACAGCCAGCTCTTTACGTTCTATAAGTTGCTCAACCTCTCCCACGCTGCGACGTAAAAAGTCATCCACAATATGAGGCGCTTCTTCTGATATAAAAGGGGCACCATCATGCTCACGTGGGACTTGCCATATTAAGCTACCTCTAAGGCTTGCGGCACTTCTACATAATGAACGCTCATCTGTAGGCCATGCGCTTAACCCATTTTCATCGACGCACGCCACAAAAGGAGCAGCCATAGAAAACATATAAGTTTTAGGGCTAGCCTTACCTTTGGGTCCGGTTGGTGTTTCTGAACCAAATAAAAAAAAAACAAAAAAAGAAAAAAATAATAATAAAAACATTATGAATACCTATCGTAATTTGTGTTTCTAAAAAATCTTGGTAAATCTTGGTTTCCGTATAACGCTTCAGCTTTTTTGCGCTCAAACTCTTCTGAGCTTAGTCCACGATGTCCAGCTTTATGTATTGATAAACACATATAACGCAAAGCATCACAGTAGTTTGAGGCCCAATTGTGTAAAGGTTTGTTGAGGTATACAGATTTAGAATCATCCCACACTTTGCGATAATTTTCCATAGCATTTAACAACGAACGGCATTTTTCTGCATCAATCCAAAACTTGCCAATATGCGTCCAAACGTTTTCAATACCATCTATGATAGGTACTTGGTCAACCAGCTTGAAACTAATACCAAGTTGACGTGCTTTTTCATATCTGGTTACAGCACCACCGCCCCACTCCCTAACTTTTATATCATGCGGTGCATAATGGTCACCATATTTGTACGGCTTCTCTTGTATTATTTTTGCGTAATGGTCTAGTCCCAATCCAGTATTACTGTAACAGTCTATTATACGTATTACCGTGCCATTACCTATTATCTGAAAGAATATAATACAAGTGTTGTCGTTCACCCCAATATCCCACGCAGTGTATACCAACAAGCCAGGCTCCCAAGACACAGATGTGACTTGACCCTTAAGCTTTAAGGCGTCCAGATGCGTACCATAATACGAACCGCTAATACCACGGTCAAAGCTGCATTCATATTCTTGCAAATATAAACCTTCATCCATTTGCTCACGTTCTTTTAAGAGCACGTCTTCTGGTATATGTCCTATTTCACTGGCCTTGTGTGTAAATATTTTCCACTCAGGCAACTCTTGAGCTATTTTATACAAATGCCACATGTGGTTTTTACCACGTGGTGTTCCGTTGGCTATGCACCACCCACCGTTGGCCGCAAGTATAGGCCGTATAAAACTAAATATTTCAGAGGGCATCAAACTGTATTCACTAAGTATTACCGCATAAGGGTTTGTGCCTACTAGAGAAGTATCGTATGAATCACCACCTATGATCTGCAACACGCTGTCATTAAAAAAACGTATTTTCATTTCATTTTGGTTCATGCTTGTTACTAATTGTTTTGGTATAAAATCAAGAAATTTAGTACCGTCTATTGTAATTGCATCCCAAATAGCCTTGCGACCCTGAGCGTAAGTAGGTAATACATAAAACACTAAACAAGGTTTTTTAATACATTGCCGTATAGCAAGGTTCCAGCATAAAATATCTTTGCCAGCACGACGACTTGCAATATATAATACACGTTTTGATTTGCCCTCTTCAATGGTATCCCACAGCTCTTCTTGATACCATCGCAACTTGAATTTATCCAATGTGATTTGTATTTCAACATTGCTCATTACTTTTCTCTTTTATTTTTTTATTAAGTCTAGAATTTTATCGCATTTCATTAATAAATTTAATAAATTTGTATAACTACTATTTACTCTGGCATGAAATAATTCATGCACTACCTTTTCATATTCTTTCTGTTTATTCGTATCCATTCTCAACCCACACTTCATCCAATAAAATAGTTAAATTATTTAACACTATGTATATTTTTTCTGGGTCTTGTTCAATATTGTAACTTTGCAACTGTTTTACAAGATGTTGATATTGTAAGTTTTTTTGCTCGTAATCCATTCTTCCTCCAATACTTTGTTTCTTTCAAGTTCTGCTACTATTAAATCTTCCATAAGTTTACACACTGTAATGTTTTTTCTAGCTGCAAATATTTTAAGTGCGACGTGAAGCTCAGGGCTAATTTTAAAATTAATATATTTTGGCATTTGTTGTTTTGTATAAAGATATTTAAATATAAATGTAGCAAAATAGAACCTGTTTGTCAATTTAAAAAACCATGTGCATGCTTTTATTTAATTTTTATAAAGAGGTAAATATGCCAAGCAAAGTTAGCAGAAGCAATACTGTATATGGTTATCCAAACCCACAATTATCAGCTTTTCCAGATCCTATTGTAGCTCAAAGAGCTCCAACAACAGCTGATAAAGCAGTAGTTGGTCAAATCTGGGTGGACCAAGTAGGACAGTTGTCATATATTTTTATTAAAAATAGCGCTGGTAATTCAGTATGGGTAGTACAAAGCAACAATGGTGGTGCTGCTGTATTTACATCATTAACTGTAAACGGAGCATCTATTTTTACTGGTAGCATTACTCAAACAGCAGGCAACGTATCAGTTGGTGCCGATGCTGCTGGGCAAACTATAGCGATCGGTACAGGCGCTGCTGCAAAACTTGTATCAATTGGTTCTGCAACAGCTGGTTCTACTTTAAATTTACGTGCTGCAGCACAAGTAGAAATAGAATCTAATTTATTATTAGGAACAGCTGGTACCAAAATTATAATGAATGGTGGCTTAGCTACTGATTTCATCGGTACAACCACTTTAGCTGCTGGTACAGTAACTGTGGCCAACACAAACATAGCTGCAACCGATAGAATTATGCTATCTCGTAGAACAGCTGGTGGTGGCGCAGTAGGATTCTTAACATACGTAATTAACGCTGGAGCAGATTTTGTAATTACTTCTGTTGATGCACTTGGAGCGCCAGCTGTAACTGATACAGGCGACATTGATTACATTATTGTAAGGCAAATATAATTAAAATTTGTTGTTTCATTTTCTCCTCACGTAGCCCTATATAGCTTTCTAAGTTATATGGGGCTATTATTTTTATAAATTTGAAAGGACTAGTTATGGAAACAAAAAATATAGTAGTTGTTGAATGTAAAAAAGATGACCATATTATCTCTTTGCATATACCAGTAGGCATGTCTTGGGGTAGTGTAATTGATGGCGCTTATGAGTTATTTATGCGCACTGTAGAAATACACAAACAACAAGCCGAGAAAATGAAACCAGTTGTTGAAGAACCAGTAAAACCTGAAATAGTTTAAAGGTATAATATGGCACAAAATACAGTCAAAGCTATTCCACTAACTACAATACTTAGTGCAGCTTTACCAGCAGCATATCCTGCTGTACCGCAAGTAACTTTACCTAACGCAATATTTTTTTTAAGAATAGTTAACAATACAAACCAACATATACACATAAGTTTTGATGGTGTAACTGATCATGAATATGTAATTAAAGATCAAGTATTTGAAATAAACACACAAACCAATAGTTTACCAAATAATAAAGTCGGTTTGTTTGCTGCTCGTGAGACTATTTTTATTAAAGGTGCAGGCGGCGGAACAGGTGTGACTATTTCTGGTTATTACTGCTAGGAGATAATATGTTAACAAGTGCAGCAATTATAAAATTTGAAACGTTGCGGTCTATTGCCTTTGGTGGCATAGGAGCTAATTACTCAGCTGTAGGCGGTGTATTTAATAACCCAATACGTATATTAAAAATTTCTAATGAAACTGATGAGAGTGCATTGATATCGTTTAACGGTATCGATGATCAAGATATTGTAGCAGCTAACGGTTTTGTTTTATACGACTTTACAGGTAATGCTTCAGCACAAGCTGGCGTACTTGAACTCCAAGCGCAAAAACGCATTTATGTAAAACAAGCTGGAGCAGCTCCTACAAGTGGAAATCTGTATGTAACGGCTATATACGCTAGCACAGTTTAGGAGAGACTATGTCACAAAGTGGTATTCTTAACCGTGGGGTGTATCCACCGTTTACGGTTACTGAAAAACTAAGCCCAAGCGCAGGTACAATTCCTGTGACACCTGATGGTGCTAATAATATAAATTTGGTAAGTGGTAATAATATTACTACAACAGGCACAGGCCCGCATACAATACAATTTAGTTTAACAGGCACTACCGACCATTGTTTACAGGTTGGTAATGCAGCAGGTAGCTTAACGTCTTTGGCGGCAGCTACCGATGGTCAGATACCTATAGGTAGCACAGGAGCTGATCCAGTTATTGCCAATATAACTGCTGGTACAAATATAACGATTACAAATGGTCCAGGCAGTATTACTATTGCTAGCAGCACATCGTCTATTTTAAATTATACAAATGTTGCTTTCGCAGCATCGCCATACAATGCACTAATTACAGATCTTTACATATCATGTGATTTAACTGGCGGTGCTATTATAATTAGGCTACCTAATGCGCCAGCCGTAGGTGAATATTGGATTATAAAAGACAGGCTTGGTTTAGCCAATACAAATAATATTACAGTTACTACTGTTGGGGGCCTTTTAAATATAGATGGTGCGCCAAGCTATATTATTAATCTAGCCTTTGGTTCTGCTCAATTTATTTTTAACGGTAGTGCTTACGAGGTGTTCTAATGGCATATAATAGTTTTATAAATAAACAAGCTGGTACGCAGTCACCTAAGTTTGAATTTAAAAAAGATAGAGCTAATGCTGCTATCGTATCTGGTGATGGGTTGGGAGAATTTAATTTTCGTGCTTTTGACGGTACCTCTTACATTGATACCAGTAGAATAATTTCAACTTCTTCTGGAACAATTGCTGCAAACAGAATTGGTTCTAATTTAGAATTTTATACTCACCCTGATTCTGCTGTTGCTAGCACACAAAGAATGGTAATTAATTCTGAAG